ATTAAATTCAAAGTATCCTGTAAAGTCACTTCCAAGTATTCCATCAGTAAGAAATTTATTAGAAGAACCAATTTGGTTAATATCAAGAGTCCAATTTGCACCACTAAATATAGCAGCTGTCATTGTTCCTGATATGGCATCTGTGCCACCAATTAAGTTACTTGATCCTAATTGTTCGATATCAAACGCAACATTATTACCTGTTTGATCTATGTAGATTTCATTGTCTGCCATTAAACCAAAAGATAGTAAGAGAAGTAATATTCTCATTTTATTCTCCCGCGTACATCCAGTACCCTCTCTCACGGCCTTGGCGAATTAATTCAACAACTCCAGTTTCCATCGCTGCTTGTATAGCGATAGATTTACTTTCATTCATTGCATTTCCGCTTTCAAATTCAACTAACTTAGTTCCATCTGCGATAAATCTAAAAAAGTCATTTGATAGTCCAACTGAGAGTATCGTTTTAGAAGTAAGGATTTCCAATAAAATTTCTCCTGTACTCACAGAAACTAATCTTAGTGAAACCACTACTGTATCCTCACGATATTGCTTGGAGTTACCGATACCCAGATAACGAGCACCCATACCTCCGCTTAATAAATTTGTATTGTAATCTACAATACCCCCTTCTATGATTAACCCAGCAAACAGTAGCGGTTCTTGCTCGGTGTCATCATTAAAACTTGTTCTTGTTTGTCTTATTAATTGTCTTTCACGAGTTAGATGGTCTAACCCTTTTCTTTCTACAACTTTGAAAAATCCTGATTGTTTAAGTGCCCTAATTAAATAGGTCTCTGGTGCCATTGTTACAGCAGTACTAAAACTGGCAATGCCATCTACACTTTTTCTTTGTCCTGTTAAATCTTGAAATGAGTATACCGCAACTATTGGGTATCTTTTAGGAGTGGGTACAAATTTGATATCATCTGTAACGGCTTCATTAACAACTGCTTCTTTAGAAAAACACTCTGCCTTTCCAATTATTGTTACAACGTCTTTATAATCTTGATCTGAATTTGTCAAGCAAGGAGAGACGTAAGATAAGTGTGTAGCGCAGCTAGTCAGTAGGAAAACCGAAGTCGCCAACAGGAACAGTAATCGTAGTTGTCTCACCTGTCACCTCATTAAATATTGTCATTGTAATTGTTATTCCATCTGAAGTCCATGTAATCAGATTATCAAACAACCAAAATGATCCTGAAGTTGCAGGGTTTTCACCAAATAACTGGTCTACTAACTGTCTGGATAATTGAGCGTAAACTCTACTCTCAAAGTTTTTTATAAATCTTGCAAGAGTTGTGTTTTCTGCATCTCTTTCAAGTTGTTCTTTTAAGGCTTGTATTTCAGCCTCGATTGCTTCTTTTCTTGACATTTCCTGTGAGTCAATTGTCAGGTAGTGAGAAGATGTGCCTACACCATTAAATGAAGGACTTTTGAATTGAAATTTAATTTCATCTGCGGACATCTCTCCAGATACTGTAATAAAGAAGAATACTATTAGTGCGCTTGTAATACCTCTAGTAACTCTTTTATCGTGTTCGTAGCCATCAGTATCAAAATTACGATCTCCATGTACTTGACCTCTTCTTTGGAAGATTGCGTCATAATTATCAGCATATGCCTTTGAAGGCTTGGTCTGGATTTTATCTCCAGTTATATCATTTTTTGCGGTCATTTTCTCTCATCTCTAAAACTGTATCGAGTTTCTTTTGAAGGCGAATCATATCTTGATCCAACATTCTTATTTGATCTATTAGTTGTATAAGTACTAAATGCATTTCTTCAGTTGCGGGATCAATTTTTTCTGTAATCTGTTTCCATACGAAGAAAACAAAATATCCTAAACCTACCATCGCAACGATAGGAAATCCAAACTGTTGTATGGCGTCAATCGCGTCTTGCATCAATACTTCCTTTTTCGACAAAATTTTCAGCACGGGCTATGCGGTCTAGATCAGGTTTTAATCCTAGTGCAGAACTGACTGTAGTATCAATTCTAATCATATCATTATTCATTGTTTTTACACGAGTAATCAACATATTTGTAAAACCTTTCAAGGTATTTACGTCATCTACTACGTCATCCATTATTTTTCTAATGATGATAAAGATGAATACACCTGCAACTAAAGCAGCTGCAATGGGTGCACCAACTTCTACAATAATGTTAAATATGTCGTTCAAAATGCTACACTCTTTCCGCAACCACAATTGTAGGTAGCATTTGGATTTTTAAAGACAAACATTTCGTTAAGTCCATCTTTTACATAATCTATAATAATACCTACTAAATATTGTGCTGATAATTTATCTACAGTAAAGGTAAGCCTGCCCCAATCTAATTCAATATCAGACGGGTCAGGTGTATCACAAAAGTCAAAATGATACTCATAGCCGCCACAACCCCCGCCACGAATAGCAACCCTAAAATTGTATCTATCAGCTGCGCTCGCTTTCTTAAAGAGTTCAGTATACGCCTCATTTGTAATCTCGATCATTTTTCTTTTTTCTAGGAATAACTTTTGTTTTATCCTTTACTTTTCTTTGCTTGTACTTGGGTGTACCTAAATCTTGAAAAAGTTTACAATACCATTTACCAAGTCTTTTTGCTCCTTTATTCCAACTCATATAATCTTTATGCCAAAGACATAGTTTTCTGCCGCGTCTTCTGCGTAACTTTCACTATGTCCTTTGTAAAACTCCACTTTTACAACTTGTCCGTATTTGTCATACATACGAATACCAAAGTCTCCAAGTGATTTTATTACATCAGCTCTAAGATCACCATTTACATAAGTGCTTCTATCTTGCATAATTATTTTCCTTAACCAACGTTACTTTTTAAGTAACTTTTCCATAAGTTTCCCGTAATTACCTTGTCCGAAAGGCATTTCGTTAATCTGAACGTTGGTCTGGTTTTTGATAGAAGTTTTTGCTTTTTCTAGTTCTGCCATGACTTTGATTTCATCCATTCGCATTTTGTGTGCCATCTGTAATAAGTCGGCTAAATCTTTGTTCGTATATATTTGTGATTCTTCTGCTTCCTCTAGCTTCTTTTCAATGATGTCGTCAAGTGCATTTGCTAGAGTAAATCTATTGCGGTAACCAGTATCTAAATACACTTGATCTATATATTGTTTAATTTCTCTTTTGCCTAGGTGTTCTTGTACGGTATTTTCATCTACACCTAGAGTTTCGCAAACTTTAGTTACATTACCAAGTTCTAGGTAAGCATTTGCGATCTCTAAGCCCTCTGGACTCATTCTGGTTGCAATTTCATTTTTCATAATTGAATTATATCAGAATTTTGATCTTGTGTCAAGAAATATTTTTGGAAGCATCATCATGATGCGTACACCGCGTCTTTTTATAGTTCGCGAATTTTTTCCAAAGTTGTACGCGTGGAGGCGTCCAGGTTGACAAGCAGACCAAAGTCTGCTAACCCCCCTCTGCATACTGTATAAATTTACAGCATTAAATTACTTGACTTTTTATTGAAGATAGCCGAAAATTGTAACTAAGGAGATATTTACACTATGAATAGAAACCCAAAAATATTAGAAAACGATATAGGAGACTTGATCCTGAAATGGACTGTTGTCCTATTATTAGCTTTTGCGTCTTTTGGCATTGGTGCTGGAATTGGAATGTTTATTTGGCTACTTTCTGGGGGTGCATTTTGAGAACTCAAAATTGGATTACTCGAGAACATTATAATTCAGATAAATGTACTAGTTATGATCGTGAACTAGTGCGTAGAGGTCTGTTAAAGGTAGTTGATAAAAAAGAATATACTACACCAGAAATTTATCCAGATATGCCCTTCTGGGTAGACGCTCTTTTTGGTCTGGATAACGCACCAGAGCCAGAGGGGGACGAAGTTGCCTAGACATACGCAAAAAATTCCAGAATGGGGTGCTTCTCTAACAGAGAAACACCTTTATCTGGATCGTTACCAAACAGAGCATGAACTTTGGGAAGCATTGAGAGTGGCAAGAATAGAAAAGGAGACATGGTCTAAACTATGGCTACCTCATTCAAAGATGGCTCATAGCTCAACAGTAGAGACTTGCAAAATAATTATAGCTAGATTAAAAAGTATTAGAGAGTGGAAGAAATGGGACAGACAGAAAAAGAAATTATAGAAGCAACACATAATTCAACAAAATTATTTTTATCTGATGAAAAAGAAAGGGTAGAATGGGTATTAAAATACCAATTTGGAATGAGCCTAGAAACATTTTATTTTCTTAAAGAACTACTAGAAGAATTAGAAGAATGAAAAGAGAATTTGGAAAACTAACAAAGAGTAAATGGGATTACTATTTACAAAGAGAACATGAAAGAAGATACCAACTCCAATTCTCAAAAGAACTAAAAACTAAAAGAAAACCCATCTGGATAATTTTCCTCGTTCTCTCCCTTGTGATGGGTTTTCTTGTTTTGTTTCGGTAAGTTGTTGCTCCGTCTGTTTTTCAGACATTTTTTTATAGTGTATATTCCTGCAACAACTTGCCGATTTTCCTTGACTCTACTACCCAATTTTATATAATTATATATATGGAAGATACACTATTTTTAAAACTCTTTGAACTCTGTCAAAGAAAAAATTTATTTTTTGTTTACAGAATGAAAAGCCTTATATCTGGAGAAGAAAATTGTTTCTCTTATGGAAAAACAACTAACCCACTCCAGAGAGAAGTAGACAAGATCGGTAAAATTGTTTGGTTAGCCCTTGTCCCTCGCGATAAACAGAATCGTATTGAAAGATCGATTTTACAATCCCGAGTTAACAACGCTAACAACAAAGCGATAGTCTGGGGTTACAAGACTGAAAAATGTCTTGAGAAAAAATCAAAGAGGACTAAGGATTGGGTTTATGAAGTTGAGAGAACTGCGAGTATTCACAGAACACTCAACAACATAGCCCTCGAATTAGGATCAATTACTAAGGGAATGTCCCTCAAGGATATGACCTTATACTTGCTTGAGGAAGAATCCTTTGAGCGAGAATTAGGTTTAGACCGAATACTTGATTAAAAATAGTGTAGCTTCCTCTCATCTTGTTGAGGGTGGGTGAATGGATCGCGTGAAGCGATAGGGAGAAATTCCACTTTTGCCCTAACTCATTTTTTATTTGACTTCCTCACTTTCTTAATCTTACAGATTAAGAAAGTTCATTGAAACTTTTGCTAATTGAGAATGATTCTCAAAATGAGAATGATTCTCATTTACAAATGTAAATGATTCTCATTCAATTTAGCGCGCCAGCGCGCCGGAGTGCAAAACCGAAGTGCAAAAACGAAGCGTGCGCGCGATTCTAGCGCGTTTTGCTTCGTTTGTCAAGTCTTTTTTTAAAGTTGTTGGGAGTTTTGGGGGATTTCTCCCCCACTCCACGAAAAACTACATGTCAAGCAATCTTTGGATAGTTTCCTTGTTTGCTCTCTCAAGACTAGCTAGAAAGTTTCTGTCAAGTCCTAGTTTCTCCTCAACCTCTCTTACAAGAGTTACTTTAGTTTTTTCGATTTTCTTTTCTTTTTTCATGGTACTCCTTATTTATGTATACTATTATACTGACCTTTTCCCTTATTGCAAGGAATTTAGAAAAATAATTCAATTAATTTATGTTCGATTAAAAGACATAAAGCTGAAGCAACGCTTTAAAGCGCGCTTCAGCGCCAAAGAGTGCAAAAGTGAAGTAGTAAAGTGATGCGTCAGCGCCAAATAGAGTGCAAAAGTGAAGTACCAAGTCTACGCGCTTTGCGCGCGACTTATCCACAGGTTATCCACAGTCTGGCATATCCCGCCCGCCACCCTAGTATTATAGCACACTTTGCCGCTCTTGTCAAGAAATATGACAAAAAAATAAAAAAACCCGCCAAAGCGGGTTTTAATAGGCAACTTCGAAGCCGTGCCAATAGGCTCCGAGGTCTAGCGTTGAGTAATCTACTCGCTCAGTCGATTCTAGAGAGCCAAAATTCTTGTAATGGTTTCTTTGTTTGCTCTTTCAAGACTTGACAAAAAGTTTCTTGAAAGACCAAATTTTTCTTCAACCTCTCTAACAAGAGTAACTTTGGTTTTCTCGATTTTTTTAGTTTTTTCGTTTTTCATGAGATTATTATCGCCGCTTTGGGGGTAGAAGTCAAGGAAAATTTTAAAAAACTTATGTTTTTATAAAACACGCACTTGCGGCGCCGATTTTACCACACTCTGACGAGCTTGTCAAGGTTTTTGACGAAAAAAACAAACTTTTTCAATTCGCTTTGTCTGATTCGCTCTAGCCCTTTAAAAATGGGCTTCTCAATACGGTGCACCTGCGCCAAATAGTGCAAAACTGAAGTAAAAAAGTGATGCATATAAGTAATAAAGTGAAGTAGTAAACCGAAGCGGGTCTATTATACGGCTTATACTAATTATATCATGTTTTGGGAGGCTTGTCAAGGCTTGCAGCGGATTTTTTGCGTTTTTTGAGGATTTGCGAAGCACTCGCGGTGGTTTCGCGTCCCTGCCCCCGAAGTTACGCTGCACTTTTTTACAAGAAATTCACATTTTTTGTTGACAACGGGCAATCACTTCGTATATACTATATGTATGAAAAAAATAGTAAAACAATATGAATTAGATAGTGTAGAGTTCGGTACAATTATTTTTCAATTACTTATGATTCTACCTTGGATTGTTCTAGGAATATCACAGTGAATTTTTTAGAAAAAGTTCTTGACATATGTGACGAAGTATACTATAATATATGTATTGTTAAAAAAGAAGGAGTTGAAATGGCAAACGCTAAAAATTATACAGACGAAATGGTTTCCGAAATGGTGGAAGCCTACAATGCAAACCCAACTAGGGAAACTGTAGACCAACTTGCTGAAGATTTAGGCAAAACAACTAGAAGCATCATTGCAAAGTTGTCAAGAGAAGGTGTTTATCAAGCACAACCTCGCACAACTAAAAGTGGTGAGCCAGTTGTTTCAAAGACTGAGTTAGTATCAACAATCGAACAACACTTCGATATTGAGATGCCAACACTAGTCAAAGCTGGAAAGCAAGACTTACAGAGATTAGTTGACGCTATCTCTAGCTAGGTAACGCGGAGTGACTACCCTAAGTAGTCAAGTGCTTCGGCAAAAATAAATCAAATTTTTTCTTGACAGAAGCATAAAAGTGAGATATAATATACTTATATTTAGAAATAAAAGAAATTGTAAAATGACTTTGGCTTAACGGAGTAGTGTGAAACAGAAGAAAAATGTTAGTAGCACTACTCGCTGAATCCAATCAGACAGACACTGGAAGCGAATCGCCACAAAGGATGAGTGTGAGGCATCACAATAAAGATAGCCGTAGGTCAATACACTTGTGACATCCGAAGAATATTGAAAGTGTGGTTTTGATAGTCGTATGCAGACATATTTTGCAAACACAAAAGCGAGTGCATATCCGATTAACTGGTCGGTTAAGTGGCAATGTTGGCACGGGTAGCGTAGTAATTCTACACCCAAGTCCTTTTAAAAATGGCGAGATTCAGCTTTAGCTGTCAACCCGAAGGCAGTAGTGGTAAATCGACTGACCCTATCCCTTCGCCACAGTCAGTTTGTCGAAACTATAAAACCTTCGGGATTACGCAGTATTACAGAAGTCAAACAGTAAATCTGTGCGTGATAGAACGGGTGGATGCACGAGAACATCAGATGCATGGCAAACAATAAGACCATGCCGTCCTAGGGTCTGGCTCAGACGCTGAGAGGGAGCTTTGCTCGTAATCTCAAGGAGAGAGTAGCTATTCTAAGCATAGCGTTGTTTCGCTTAGGAGTTTGTTGGAGTTCTCGACCAAACCAACACTTGACTTCAGAGTGCGAGTAGTAGGGCAAGTCCCACGCCATCAAGTAATGAGAGCATAGGTCAAGTTACCAGTGGAAGTGATAACAGTCCAATTTCTTGGAAGCAACACTTCGGCAGGTATAGAGTCACGATTCTATACCCAGTAGAGCGAGGATATCCTCGCTTCTGCGACCACAAGCAAAAAACCGATAGTTTTTTCGAGGGAACATTTGCGTTCCCTCTTTTTTTGTCCCACCAAACTTAACATCAAAATTCTTTATGTTAATTTAAAATAGTTCTTGACAATTAGGTCAATTTCCCTTATAATATATGTATCAAAAGAAAAAGGAAACCACATTTTCCTACTCAATGAATGTGGGGGTTGTTACCGAAAGCACATGGGGGAATGATAAAGTCCCCCACTTAGGAGGTAAATTATGTTATTAGAAATTATGAAGTACACAGATAGACAGCTCGAGGATATAAGATTCGAGCAAAGCACACTTGGCAAGTGGGCTAGAAAAGAGATTCAACGCAGAAAAATGGTTGGATACACTGACGGAACTGCTATCGACAGAGGGTTGGATAGCATGGGTAATCCGAAACCAAACCCATACGCAGGAGAAGTGTAATGGCAAAAACATTTGGTAAGACATCGGGTCACATTCCGACAAAAAAAGGTACAAGTATTGGTCGTAGACCAGATACTTCGACTATGAATAAACACAAGCGAAGATCGTACAAAGCGTATAGGGGGCAAGGTAGATGATTGTAGTATTAAATCAAAATGATTATAAAACTTTTCAAGAGAAAGTACAGCAACTAAAAGATGCAGGTATTGATGTTGAGTATTCAGTAGCAAAACCACATCACAAAAAAGTGAAAGTAACAATGCATACGCCTATAGATGCCGAAACTGTACGAAAATGGGACGAGGTGTGTGGATAATGGGCGACATCATTAGAGTGGACTTTGAGAAACAAATCAATAAGACGAAAGTCGATGCTGAAACACAGCAAATGAAAGATGAACTCAAAGCCACCGAAGATGAGTTGAAGCAATCCTTAGATGAATTGGAAACATTAAATGAATTAGTAGTAGAACTAACTGCTCTCTATGAGAGTCAGTTAGATTTGCTATGTGAAAAATTAGGAGTAAAGTTACCAACAAATGATAATTAAATGTGGAATAAATTACGACTCGCATGGTCGTAAGAAAAAAGCAATCAAATCAAATGTCAATCGACATAAAAAATTCAAAGCGTCAGCAAGTAAAGTGGTTAAAACTACGACACAAGCTGACATCAATCGTGAAACTTTGGCAGAGTATCTAAAGAAAATGCCAGAGTGGGAATCTGAAGATACACAGTACAAAAACGAAGTAAGTAGTAAATATACTGTGGCAATCGCATATAATAAAGGAAACTATCAAGTAATACCTAAAGGAGAGGTAAAGTATATAGGAAAGAAATGATAAATGACTATGCAAAATTCGTTGATGCAGTAACTTCTGATGAGAGTCGTCACACTGATGAGTTTATACAGAGGTTATCTGATTTAGATGGCGAACATGATTCAATATACTGGAGTAGATTAATGACTTCAGCTGTTGGTATGTTGGCAGAGAGTGGAGAATTCGCTGAGATAATGAAAAAGATATTCTTTCAAGGTAAAGAAATGACCGAAGAAAATCGTTTTCATATGAAGCGAGAACTAGGTGATGTTCTTTGGTATTGGATTCAAGGTTGTATAGCACTGGGCTATACTCCTGAAGAAGTAATGCAAGAGAACATAAGAAAGCTAGAAAAGCGTTATCCAAACGGCTTTGATATAGCTAGAAGTGAAAAGAGAGAAATAGGAGATATATAATATGGCAAATCATGTGTATTTTACTATTGAATTTGACAATGTTAAAGGCACAGAGTTTGATTCAATGTGGAAAACTGAAAGAAGAGAGTACGAAGACTACAAAGGTCAAATGGTAAAAACCAATGAGTTGGTAGAAATTGAAAATCTACCTTGTATGGAATTAGTAGAAAAGTCATTCGATGAAGATGGCAATTTAGAAGGCAGTTACAACTGGTACTGCGATAATATAGGTGCAAAATGGTGTAACATCGAAGACTGGGAATATAATGTAACAGGTTATAGTGCATGGTGTAGTCCAGCTATAATGGTTCAAAATATGTGTATATGGCTCAGCACTAAATACGATAGAAAAGTAAGTGCAATTATGACATATGAAGATGAGTTTCGTAATTTCTTTGGTAGAGATGAGTTCGAAAGCTACAAAACTGAAGATGAGTGGGACTGTACTTGGTATGAAAATAGTATAGACGGTCACGATCTGAACGCTCAAGTAGAGGTAGAGTTTCCTTCAATGAAAGAAGATGATTTCGACTGGGATGAATACAGTGAAAAACTAGAAAAGTGTGCGTATGAATATGCAGACGACCTTGTCTATGCTTTCTTTGAAGATGGTGAATGGAATTATGACTGAGTATAAAAACGAAGTAGAAATGCAAAGAAGATTGCTAATCTTAGAGAAGAAACAGAACGAAGTAGAGGACATCTATATTGATACCTGTGGAGACAATGACCTAAAAAGAATAACTTACTGGAATGGTAAAGTTGAAGAAAATGATGTGGAAGTTGTAAAACCTCTAAGTGTAAGCAATCAATGGAGAAAATATTTACAGGAGAAGCAAGAATGGGTTGGTTCGAATTGATGAACGAAAGAGAGCTTAGGTTTTATGACCTAGAGAAACAGTATGGAAAACAAGAAGCTATTGCAATACTAGCAGACGAAGAGAGTGTATCTATATTCGCTGTAGAAGGTTGGATAGCAAAATGGGAAGGAGATTTATGGCGATAAACTATACACAAGAACAAGTAGAAAGAATGGTAAATGAATATACTACAGAGCCTACAAGAGAAACAGTAGAAAATCTAGCAAATGAGCTGGGTAAGAGTGTGAAATCGATTATAGGAAAGCTATCAAGAGAAGGAGTTTACCGAAAGTCCGAGTACACTACGAAAACTGGTGAGAAACCGATAACAAAATTGGAATTAGTAGAAAAACTAGCGAAAAAATTAGAAATATCTAACTCCAGCCTAGCGGGGTTAGAAAAAGCACCAAAATCAGTGCTAAGGATATTAAATGAGAATATGTAAAATGCTATCTGGCAAACACAAGTATGCAATCGTACATGGATTGACCGACACCCCCACGGGTGTAAAAGCACGACTAGAGTATCCAAATGGAGAACGCGATCTGGTAAGTGTAACACAAATAAGAATGCTACAGGACGAAGAAGTTCCTACTAGTAAAGGTTCTATATTTGATGGTATCTGAACGCTGGGAAGAAACTTGTATAAATTACCCTCCGATTGTGAGGGTTTTTTATTGCTTAAAAAATTTGCGTTTCGAGCAAGTTAGTGTGATTTGAAAGGGTTTTTTAGTAATTATATTTGTTATGGAATTTATTAACCCCAGAAAGGGGTTGTTTGGTTTTCATGAATTATGATGTTTACACAATCAGCTCTCTACATTTATCAGATTAGATGCTCGGCTCGTTCCCGCTTCGCTTCTCTCGCCTCTCTCCATCATTTAGATAAGCGAGAGCAGTTAGTGGTTTGTGTTGGTTAACTATCATAAA